TTAGCATCATTAAATACATTAAGCTGATTTTGTATATCAGCTTGATATTTACTTAATCCTGCACTATTATTACCTTCCCATAAAGACAAATCCTTTTGGAAGTTTTGTTGATACTCTTGTAACTCTTTATTAACATTTGACTGATAAGCTTGTAATTCTGAAGAATATTTTTGAAGTTTTTGTCCATCATCAGAAGATGCTAATTGAGCATTTTGTATAGCTACTTGTAAATCTTTTTGAAGAATTTCGTTTTCTTTATTAAATTGAGATTGAGATTCTCCTAATTTAGTACTAAATTCTTGTATTTGTGCATTAATCGCTTGTATTCTTGCAGCAGACATTTCACTATCTTCTTCAGTAGTAATCCAAGTCTCTACATCAGTCCAATTAGGAGCAGTCATAACAGGAGCCACAAAAGTTGGATTAGACAAGCCAGATGTATCTACAGTATTATCAGTAAGAACTGGAGCAACTGGAGCTACACTTGATATAGATAAATCTGCTATAGTTGGTTTTGCTTCTATTGCATAAACAGGAGCAGTATAAGCAGGTGCTGTTCCAAATGCTGTAATAGTATTTAAATCAACAGAAGGAGCAACAGGTGGAATGCATGATATCGTTAAATCTGTTACTGTTAATGTATTAAGGCTTAACACAGGTTGTATATATGTTGGCGCAGTTCCCCCAGCTGTCACATCTACAGAAGTGACCAAGACCGTATCCGAATCTACATCTGCTGATACAGGAGTATAACTGACCGTCACAAGACTCGGCTCCTCTGTTGGGTGGGAAACAGTTAGGCTAAACGTTTCTGGTAAATTACCGCGTTTATCCAGCAACTGTCTAATCCGAGTACGTATAGCAGCACCTAACACAACTAAAGCCTCTGCTTGTGGTGGAAAATTAGCTATAGCTGTATCATTATAGGCTACTGCAGGGGCTCGTGAATACAAAAACATACCAGCCTTTGCAGATTCTGGAGTCGGAACAATATAGGCATCACCATCCAGAGTAAACCACACAGGTGAGAACTCTGTGGCATAATGCATAGAGTCTGGATTTGTTATCTGACGGTATGAACCATAATTCACTTTTCTACACTGATAACCATAACGTGTGACTTCCAACATCTTTTTATCACTAATATCAAGCGCTGTCCCATCCGTTACAGCAGCAATCTCCGTATTCTGCTCTAATGCTGAAGTAGGCAGTAGTCCCCAGATCGTCTTTGCCTCATCGGTAAGCCAATCTGTCAATGCAACAGTATCTGCTGGATTTAATGCTCCAACTAAATCGGTAATTCTGGTTTCAAATGTAGACATAAACTTCTATCCTATTTCTTTTTTCCATTAGATTTCTTTTTACTATTCAATGGCTCACGTCGAGTATCATTCTTGACGCTCTTGCTTTGTTGCTTACCGCCAATAGATGTACTGTACATAACCTTTGCCATAAGATGTGTCTAAGGGGCTCCGAAAAGCCCCTTAGAATTTCATCCCCTAAGAGGGGTCGGCTCCAATACCGTCAACTGTGAATGTCCCTTCAGCAGGGTCTGTAGTCATAATCTTCACTTCAATAGTATTAGCACTTTCATCGGCATCACTTGTCCAAGCGATGTAATAAAAAGGTGCTGGATATCTATTCAAATCAAGCAAATCGACTGCAGCAGTAGCACAGGTCAAGTCAGTAATCGCATTAACGATAGCAGCAGCTAAAAGAAACTTTGTTCCACCTGCTTTATCAGCCCCATAAAGCGCAATATCAAGGTTTGTCCCCGAAACTGCGCTAGCCTTAATCCAAACTGAAACTGCTCTAGTCGAAACAGCAGGATTGCCCTTTAAAAAACTGATTTCAGATGAATACTCAGTTGTAGCTGAGCTTGGAAGAGTATTAGTTTCACTTGCAACTAATACGCCGTTTGCACTTTCTTTTTTCCAAGACATACTACCTCCTAGCTAAACTTCAGGATAGCATGAGTCTCAGGAAGACTGATTTCAAGACCAGCTTCAGTTAAGACCATATCTTTCCGTCCATCTACGTTGTTGTTTTGTACATTGGTTAGAATATGAGTATCACGACTTACTCCGTTACCTGCCAATGGGCGATAGGCTACGTTTTTCAAGTCAACTGCTACTGCATAATCTTCCCACATTCCACGCAACAGAGGATCGGCTACAAAGTGTAACTTACCAAAGATCGTATCGACTACAGTTACCATATGTCCAAACTTTCCAGGAACGCTAGCAACGTCTAAACGGTACTGGCTTGCACCAACACTGTTATTTAAGAAGCCCGCATCACCAAGTTTGTTCAAGTAACCAAGAATCTTGCGACTGGTAAGAACAAGTTTGTCAGCACTATTTCCACTCTCAGGTGCAAAATAGTCTTCCATTGCATCTAAGAAAGCGTCATAACCACTAGATGCATAATTGAAGTTATAGATTTTTCCATTCGCTTCAGTATAAGGAAGGATACCGTGAGTGAAACGCATTGGGCCAGTTCCAGTTTCATCAGAACGTCCAATTCCAAAGAGCATTGCCTGCTCAATGTCCATTTTGTGTTCCATTAGCTTTTCTTGCCATACACGCTTGTACTCATTGTTAATTCCACGATATTTAGTAGACAAAGAAGTTCCACTGTAAAGCGGAATCGCTGTTTTAAATATCTGCGCATAACCTTCACGGTCATACAGTTTGTCTGCCCATCCTTCAGGATCGGTAGAGGCCTCTGCCCATGCAGAGCCAACTACTTGACCTTTATCACCATCGGCGAAGTCAATGTCAGTATATCCAGCTACAGCACCACTAGAAGCGTGAGTCACACTTCCAGCTTTACTAACTGCATATACCTCAAAAGTCACACTGGTATAGCCAGAAGCTTCTACCGGAGCAGCTTCAATACGTCCAAAAACAGTTACAGCAGAGTCATCACTACCATCAGTAGCGTCAATAGCAAGCATTTGGTTTTGGAGTAAGAAGGTCGGAGCAGTATCACTTGTCGTAATTTTGCCATAAGCATCATAGAAACAAGTTAGTTTCAAGGTGGTCAAAGTTGCATCAGATGTTAAATCGTTATTTGCATGAGCAGCTTGAACTTCAAAGTTACGTCTCTGCCATTGATGTCTTTGTTCAAGGAACTTAAACACAGGATCATCTGTAGCTTTCTTCGCAACTTTGGATAGATAGGTGAAAAAAGGAGACTGCTGAGGAGCAAGTTCTGCCACTCTTTCACCAAAGTTAAATAGTCGTCTGGAATTATCCATGTCCACTGAACTATTCAGTGCATTTCCAGGACTATAACTATATTTTGCCATAAGTTGTTCTCCTTAGTTTTAGATTTAGTTATCTTCTAAGACCATGGATTTTTTTCGTTATAATCTTGTATCATATTATCCATGATCACATCATCAACCGAACGATCTGTCGCACGATTGACTCCTGGGACTACACCCATTGAACTAGGGATTTGCTGAGTACGTTCAGCCTGCGTAAATGTAGGGCTCGGCTGTTGAGGCATCTGAGGTACTACACCTGGTTGAGACTGAGGTTGTGACTGAGCATTTCCTGCATTCATAGAGTAAATCCTCCAAAGGTTGTCCACAGAAATAGAAGCTGGGTCGCTCATCACACGAATGAAATTTTCAGCATCTTCAGCAGAAGCACCATATTGCTGCATAACCTGCTGTTTAATCGCCTGGGTTTCTTGACCCTGACGAGCTTGCTGTTCTTGCGCTTGACGAATACGTTTTTGTTCATCCGCGAAATTTTGGCGTTCAATCGCCAAAAGTTCTCTGTCATATTCGCCTCTTAAGTGATTATATTCACTCATGTTATCACGCCATTCATCCATCTGACTGAGGTACTCGCCTGACTCCGAAGTGGGATCAGTATAAGCCTCCTCACGAGTATAACCATACGGTTTCTGAGGACGTTGTGGGGGATCGGGGAACGGTTCGACTTGAGGCCCCTCTGGAGCCGCTGCTGCGGGTTGTCCATCTTGAGGCTGTCCAATCCTTTCAATCACTGTATTCAGTTGTTGCTGCAATAATTGATTCGTCTGTGTCAACTGAGACACTTCTTGTTGCCGTTTATCGGCCTGGGATTGCCAGTAATTATACCTCACCTCATCATTATTTTGAGGTGCGGGAGTTCCTTCAGGGGTTATCTGCTGTTGAGAGCCCTGTTGATCCTGTCCAAGTTGCTGTAAAGCTTCATCATCAGCACTACGTGTGCCAAAGATGACTTCATCTACGATAGAGCTAGGGTCTGCTGGCGGCTGCTGCCCTTGCCCAGCAAAAGGATCAATCCCTTTGTTAGGTTCTGGCTGTGCAGACGGTTCAGGCGCTGCCTGGGTATCTATCGGGTTTGGATTTATATTATCCATTGTGTTTTATTTCTCCTTTGAACTGCTCTTCTTTGGGGAAGAAGAGGTTGAGTCCTTTTTGCCCGTTTCACGGACGATTTTCTTTATTTCCCCAAGTGCATCATCTAAGCGCTTTTCATAGACTGTTCCAGCTGCTTTCGCTTTTGTGGAGGTAGAGTCTAGATCAGCTTTCCATTTTTCCAATTCAGCTTTTTGTTTTGCATGGTATGCCTCACGTTCACGAGTCTGTAAATCGCCCTGTAACTTTTTAATCTGCTCTTGTGAACTCTGCAATTCTTGCTGTAATTGTCCAATAACATCTGTCCTTTGCATAACGCCTTCAACGTCAAAGACTTCTGTTTTCTTCAGCACTTCTTGTTTGTCAATTACGCCCTTTTCATAAGCGTCCATATACATTTCCAATTGTGCATAACGATTTGTGGGTAAAACACTGCCCGTCACAACGATGACGTCGTATTTACCAACGGATATATCATTGACTATCGTGGGGTCACCCTTATCGTCATACATACGCTTGTTGATCATATATTCGGAAGTCGTATTATTTGGCTTTAATAGGCGTATGATTTTTTCTTCTCTGTATAGATCACGTGCGAGATCAATGGTGACTAAGGCAGACTGTCTAAGCCCAAACTCAATGTCAGCAAGCTTACTCTTAATCTTTCTCTGTCCAAATTCATCAAGACTAACAGTGGCTTTGTACGTATGAGGAGCTGCCTGCGTATTACCCATCATCATCTCATATAATCCAAGTTGGTGGTCAATATCCGCTTTAGCAGTTGTTTCATTCTGGTATAAAGCTCCTGGTAAAGGATGGGGTTGAGCCACTACTGGCTGGCCCATCTCAAAATCTACCTCCATTGCCACTCCTGGCTGAGACCATTTCTGTTCAAACTCTTCTATATCCACACTACCACGAGGTATCATGACCTTCATGTTTGTACTTGTAGTCGCATGAGCTATGATAAGAGAGCGTGTTTTGTTGATAAACTCTTGCGTACTTCTTACCATTCTCACATCACTAACTGGATACGGAGTTCTAGTGTGCATGTTCATATAAAATACTATGGGATAATAGCCTGTATTTAAAATACGTTTGAATAATAGCTTATCCCCCATAACAACGACTTGTTCAATCCGTGGAGTAGGCACAATCACCATCTTAATCGCTCCATTCTCTAACAAGTCCTGCTTCGTCACTTGTTGTACTTCTGGAGGCGGTGGTGGTGTCCCCTGAGCATTGGACTTCATCACAGCTATTTGCTGAGAATACTGTTCCTGTAATTGCTGCATCATCGCATTGGCCATAGCAGGATCGTCTACAATAGAACCAGCAATAATCCAAGCAGGCTCTTGTAGATACCTATTAAACTCATCTTTGCTAATCAAGTCTTCCCTTCCACTCCAAGATTCAAACAGGCGAACCATATCCCTCATGACTTTGGAATACTGCTCATATCCCCGAATATAGTCATCCCCTTCTTGCATACCCGTCATTGTATTCGTATTGCTTGTCTCTGGGAAGACAACCTCACCAAGGTCTGCACGATCTGTTTCTGGCATATCCGAATGAAAACTCTCAGATGTAGCTGCTGAGATAGCTTTTTTATACATTGGATAAAGTTTTTTGGCATGCTCTTTGGTGAATAAACGGGAAATAATAATATTCTTCGCATCGCTGCAATCTCGCATACGACTATTTGGATCAACATAGACGGTCATAGGGTCTAAGTCAATTTTCTTAACCTCTCCCTTGCCCATATCCGCTACAGGGTCTTGATAGATAAGCTCTACACCCATGCCCGTGACGTAATAATCATCGACAATATTACGTAAGACCTGATCTCCATCGCTTATCTGCCATATATACTCTAAAATACCATTCAAGGCCTGAGCAACCTTATTATCACTGTCCTCACGAGGACTAACACGATAAGAAGGCTTATTCGCTGTTAACATCGCCTTAGCAGCCTCTACTGCAGGATGAATCCGATTTACCACAACTGGAGCTTGGCCCCTCGCCACTAGAGTGTCCCACTGCTCTTGAGTCCATTGTTTTCCATATCGAAATTCGCGGTCCTCTTGAGCGTGGATAGCCCACTGTTCTCTTTTTAATGAATAATCCTTCCAGGTATCCTGGATATCTTGGACTCTTTGATCAATCAATTTATCTGCCATATAATTCTTCCAAATGTATGTTCAACATGCGACTAAATTTACGGTATAATATTACAATAGGCAACTCTTTTTTCACATTGTCATCCAATCTATTACTTTTTTTGCTATATTCTTCTTCGTAGTATTCTTTACTTTATCTATTCTGCATGGCATAGCTTTATCCAGAGCTGTCCATATCGCATCCATAATATCATCATGCCTTCCCTTGGGGTAACTCAGAAATTCTTGTTGTGCTTGTACATCACTTGGTCTAAAATAGAACTCATTTTTCGCCAACATGGGAACAAGACTTAATAATCTCTCTGATTTATTGCCCCTTGGCTTGACTCCAGACTCTAATCCTGGAATGTATAAATTCTGATCTATCATTTGTTTTCTGACAGCACTCCTAAGAGCTTCTTGATAAGCCACTGTTTCAATCTTAGTCCGCTGTGGATGATACTTTTTAAAAGCAGAGATGATTTTATCTGGTTGCTCCGCTGGGTCAAAGCGTCCACGAATGATATCCACCACGTACTTAACGTTATCATAATCCACGGCAATGACAGCAATAACAAAATAATCCGCACGAAGAGATAAACTACTCGCAGGGTCGATTCCCATATAGATATCTACGGGTTTAAGCTCTTCTTCATCCCCTCTTTGACGTGAGAGGTAATTATATCCATCGACTCTCTTATATTCATAGTCATGTGTCCTCATATAATGTGGTTTAAAAGGTGCGGTATCTGGAGCCTGGGCAATATTCATATACTCCTGATAGAATCCATTGAGGTTTCCAACACTTGTAAACTCTTCTTTGATCTCTTCTATTCGTTTGAGAGGGAATCTCTCTGGCCATATACTCTCACCATCATCATCAATAATGGAATACCACAAAGTCGTCCATCTAGAACTGCTTTTCCCCCAATTTAAGAAGCAATCCTCGGAAATAACAGTTCCAACCATGACTAAGCGCCCTTCATCGGATAAAGAGGGAATAACAGCCTCCGTCATCCACTTTCTATTCTTCACACGTGCTTCAGGCGTATTCGCATTTAATTCGGACTCAAAATCATCTACAATGATTAAATTAGGACGTGTATCCCCCTCAATAAACCCCCTAACACGCTGGCCCGTGCCCACTGCAATAATACGTGCGCCATTAGCCAGTATGACATCATTATTTGTCCATCTCATAGCTGTGCTAGACCCCATGTCGCCAAACATATCCCTGAAGACATCGGAATGATCCAAGTGATACTTGATCCGACTGAGGAAATTGATACTCTGTGTTTGTGACTCTGAGATAATGACAATAAAGAGGTCCTCATCCTCCCTCTTAAAGGCTGTATACCATAGTGGAAGTATTAAACTGCATACAGTTGATTTAGCCGTTCCACGTGGAGCTGCAATGAGCACCCTATCATTCTCGGGATTGCGTACGGTATCATACACTTCATTGTGAAATGCAGGCGTTTCCTTCTTTAGAGCTGTGGGAAAGCATAATTTACCAAATAATCCCACTGATCTATAGAATTTCTTTAAAACCTGTAGGCGCTCGTATTTTGCTTCGTATTCCACTCTTTTTTAGCCCTAGATAGCTTCTTTTTCCACTGTTTTTTCAGAAATTTCTCCCTTTTCGTCAGCACCTTCCTTGACTTCTCCCCCTGACGATGGTAATTCACGTGCCCCATTTCCAGACTCCTCGATTCTTGTTGCTACTAACCTTCGCTCTTCCTCATGAACCTGATCTAATAACTTTCTCGTTACGGTTCCCTCTAATTGAGTCGTTGTTTTAATCTTATCCTTACTGTCCATACTATGCATAGACTGTAAATTCTCTACAGCTCGCATCAAATTGGTTACATCTTTCTTGCCTTTAGCCAGTTCTATCGTCTCTGTCAATAAATCTAGAGTGTAATCCTCCGTTAACCCATGTCGGGTCAGTAAAGCAGCTAATTCTTCTCTTACCATGTTCTTAAATACCTCTGATTTCATCCTACGTTTCCATGAACTATGCTGATTCCCTGGAAGAGAACCAAAAGCCATGTCAATCGCTAAATCTTTATTCATTGTCTGTGCATAACACATCGCTAGTTTAGACAAACTCGGCTCCAGAGCCTCTATCTTACGCTTTCCAGTAAATGTATAAGCACTTCTCCTGCCCTCTACTAAAAACTTTCGCCCCTTGTACTTCTGGTCCCACATGATATAACCCCATGGAGTCCTCACATACTTTGTCATGCTATTGTTATTACTGGGATATTCCTTAACCTTGATGACCTGGGCAATGTAATTATCATCAGAAAGAGCCCAATCACCCTCCTCTGCATCCTTCCAGTATACATAGTCTATTCCCCTGTCATCTGCCTCTTCTTTAGTGTAGATCGTATACGCCTTTGTCCCACCATTGGCCTTTGTATGATTGACTACGACTTCAAACATCTCAATGCCTCAATGAAATCCTCAACACGAGTAGGTGTCTGATGATACCACAGAGTCATCTCATCCCCATGATCTGGATTCTTCCACACAATCTCCTTCGCCACACAACTCCAATCATGCTCCTTTAAAGCCTTCCAAGCCCTGACAAACTTTCTGTACCATCCCGTACCCAACTGAAAGTTCACAGAGACAAGAGCATTCCTCAGACAATGCCTGTCAGTATCATCCTCCAGATTCACCTGCTTCACCTGCCTGTTCGCAGAACGCATGGCCCTGAATAAATCCTCTTCCAACCACATCCTCCGTACTAACTCAGGAATATCCGTCCCCTCTGGGTACTCATCAGCCTCATCTGGACTCAGACGATGACCCACTCCACCTGTCAGTATACCCAGCGTATCAAGATAGGAATAAGCTATATTCCCCTCTCTCAACTCAATGTGCTGTTGTACTGAATAGGGAATGGCCTCTTCCCAACCACCATCTATATCCTTCAAAATGGAACCTCATTTGGATGCTTCTTCATAAACTCACGCTGCTCAAACCACTCGTGTACCCCATCGTAATACTGCTTCTGCCTGTCAGCTGCGTTAAAACCCCTCATATCAGCCATATCAGCAAACAATCGCTGGTAATTCAACTTATCACCCTTATCCCTAATAATGATGTATTTCTCATACTTATGCTTCATATCTCTCCTCTTCTTCCACCTCTCCTAACCAAGACCAACACGTATTTTGTCGTTTGAAAACTCTTAAGACCTCTAAATACCTGTTTAACCTAGTTCTAAACACTACTAATTTACTACCTTTTTCAATGCAAGTCAAGCTTTTTTTTACTTTTTTTAAAAAAACTTTAAACCCAATATATACCACTACCTAGAGCTAATCCTGTACCCAATCTAACCCTACAATACCCATAACTCCTAAACTGAGTACCCATTCCTAAAATTATACCAAAAAATAATATATAATACCCCTATCCTCCCACTACTATAAGCCCTAACTATACCCACTAATAAGGTTGAGATTAATACCACGTTAAAATACGTACTAATAACTAGTGCTTACTAAAAATTGCAGTAGAATGGGAGTACTAGATATACATAGCCCACAGCCCCTCTCTTTTTACCTCTATAGGTACCTTTTTAGGTTGAGTATTAGTTCTATTAGTAGTTTAAGTACACTATATATAATACCTACTATAGATACCTATAGAGGTATAAAGAGTGGTGCTATAGGGCTCTGTAGCAGGCGAAGCCTGCCCCCTTCTTACCTCTGCGAGGTAACTAATCATCAACTAACGTAAGGAGTCATTATCATGGCAAGTAAAAGTAAAAAAGCTCAGTCTAAGGGTACGTTTCATGCAATCAAGAACCCATTTGTAAGAGTAAATGGTCAAACCATTAGAGGAATGAGGGATACTACTCGAATCACAGTAGTCAGCGAATCATTACCTCAACTGGCTGAAGTATCAGGCAAGAGCTTACAGAAGATTGCAGACGTAATAGGGAATAAACAGGTGAAGATTGATTCTACCAAGACCTATTACTTAGCACCGTTCTTTGACCCAAAGAAGAACGTGTCTAAATCGGATGAAGGTTCAGTCATCTACTTCCTACCTTATATGGATTCAGAGCCTACAGTAAGTAAGCCGACTGTAGTGAATGTAGTCCTTTAGGAAAATTGTAGGGCATAGCTCTAGTCTTATGACTAGGGTTATGTCCTTGTTGCTCACGCTTTATTATTTTTTTATCATAGGAGGAATCATGAATAAATACAATCATAACACAGGAAAGTGGTATAGAACACCACCTAGGTGGTATAAAACTTTATATTGGGTATACCACATAATGGCAGACTTAATCTTAGTCATAGTCTGCTTATTGTTGTCGATGTATGTCTTAGGGCATGTAGTAGCAGCAATGATTAGATAGAGCCTATTTAAAGTGGTAGGGAATTATGGTTACGAAGCACCAGACGCTATTTACCAGGTAATCCCTACCCTTGCCTGGTAAGTAGCTTTTATTAATAAAGGAGAATAAAATGAAAACAGAGGAAATGAAATTAAAAGATATCTCAGAAGAAACCTTGAAGAGATATCTCGACAACTTACAAAAAGAACGAGCACTTCCAACATCATGGAAGGAATTGAAGTATCCCCACGGTTTTTATGTTGATGGATTAAATGGTCATGTTTATAAATCTGGAACAACTCCGTTTTTCTCTTGTGAGCAACTCTTTGCAACAAGCAAACAAGCCAAAGCGAGCATAGCATTGTCTCAACTTAGTCTATTAATGGCAGTCTATAATGACGGGTGGACACCAGATTGGGAAAACAATACGGATAAATGGGCTGTATGTTTTTATCATAATAGAGCAACAACATCCATTAGTAAATATCAACATTATTTTCTTACATTTAAGACTCGAGAACTTAGCCGTAAATTCCTTAATAATTTTAGAGACTTGATAGAACAAGCAAAACCATTATTATAAGAGGATAAAAAAGACTAAAAACTTAATGAGCAGATGAAGTTTGCCCACAGGGTTTATAATCTGTTAAAACATTAAAAAGGAGTTGGTTATGAAATATTCTGCAATGAGCAGGTATAAATCTTCAATAGACAAATGGGAAAATATCCTTCAGAATTGTCTTGAAGGAAAACCCTGTGCAAAAGACCAGCGAGATAGAAGAACATATTGGTATGGCCATATCTGGACCAGTTGTGGGTTTTGTTTTGAATTTCGGTCTCCAGACGGAAAACATTTTTGCAAAGAATGTCCATTACATCCTAAATATTGCTCTTTAACAATTAAAGAAGAAAATGATAAAATTCTCATGACAAAGATTTATAAGCAATTTATTAATAATGATAAATCGCTTCCAGAAACCATTAAACAATTTATTGCAATACTCAAAAGTTGTAAGCCAATATTTGAAAAAAGAAAAAAACAAACAAAGGGAGAGACAAATGATAAGAATTATTAAGGATATAGTATTCACCATATTCCATCCATCATTTTGGATAATGAATAGCTCTTATAATCGAGATTATGATGAAATTATGAATGTTATTATTAATAGTCATGCTTCTGTAAAACAAAAAAGTGATTGCAACATTATTATAGGGCCTTTTACTATATGGACAAGTAATTATCCATATAGCTATGGAATTATGATAGTTAATGATACAATTAGACCTTCAAGAAGAACTGTGAAAAAATTAAAATCTTATATAGATAAAGAAATTATACACAGTTATTTTAGGTCTTAATCTATTCCTGTCGTCTAACCTAAGACGTTAAACCAGTTCTTAATATATAGGGGAAGTTCCTATACGCCTAGCAAGCGGCCACAGCTTAATTGAAAGGAATAACGCGTCTACACATTTTCCAATTTAACCAAGGAGTAAATACATGAACAACCTAATATCTTTTCTTAAAAACCACGGTGTACTAAATCGTTTAGAAGAACAATTTGATCCAGCCTTTCAAGGTGTAGCATCAAATTTTGCAGATTATAGTGTCCGCATGGAGGTTTCTCCTAAGGCTATTGACCATGCTTTGGAGTGGGACCACACAAATGAAGGTGGTTCTTTTTGGTTTGATATCTCACACAAATGGCAAGAAGAGTTAAAGCTAGGTAATTATAATACTACAAGACCTCGTGCATTTGATTTTGGAACGGAGATAACATTATGAAAGAAAACATGATTCAAAAGTTTGAAGCTTTTTTAAGATATCACAATATCGAAGAAGAGTTTACTAAAAACAATCAAAAACATACTGAAAAGAACAGGCCAAAATCCCCATTATTTTGGTCTGATCCTGCACATTGGGGAAAGACTTCTCAATGGATAGACCAATCATTTTTCTGGTATTGTACACCAGAAAAAGACGAATATTGGTATGAGATACATAAAGAATGGGTAAAATGTTGTGAAAATAACACATTTCCCTTTTCTGATATTAAACGATATGCTTTTGTTTTCTGAAAGAATCGAAAAATGAACTTATTAACACAATTCTTAAAAAAACATGATGCATACTTTTATTTTTGCAACAATATACAGATAGATCAAAATATCTCTTGTATAGATGAATATTATATACAACAATGTGATAGCCGTGAAGATCAAGAAAGTATGATTGATCATGCCTTTAGATGGGGTCACACATCCGAAGGATATGACTATTGGGAACAGCTCGATAATAGATGGCAAGACTTTATCATGGATATTGAATTGCCTTTACTCAAAATGCAAAAATATCATGTCTTTGATTTCAAAACAAATTAATCGTAATATGCAAGTTGTAATCTTGCACGCTAAACCCCCGAATGCTTTGCATAATAAGGGTTACAGGTCAGGCGCCTATTGACCTATGGTAATTACTACATAACACAAAAAAAAAGAAGGAGGGCATAATGCCTCAACTTAATATAATGTATGAATCACGTGATTTTACACAACGAACAGTCACAGCAACTACTGTTGGAGCTCTAAAAGAAGAGCTTGGATGGAGTAATGTGAAAATTAACGTAAACGGTGTGAGTGCAGCAGATGATGCACAATTAACAGATGGATCGTTTATTGCTGCAGTGAAAACAAATGAAAAAGGTGGCAAATAATCCATAAACCATATAGTAGGGGGAGGGATTATTCTTTCCCCCTACTCAACCATAAGGAATAATATTATGGAACAACTTTTTACACAATTACATGAAGATAGTTTGGAATTTGCACAATCTATTCCATTTGGCCCACGTGCTGAATTACAACAGTATTTGGATAAAATATATCAATATCATCCAAAAGGTGTTGATAAACCTGGAGTAACAAATACCTATACTTGGGCTAGAGGATCATATCCCCTGATCAAATCAGCAACTGATACTATTGTAACAACCAGTAAAGAATCTTATCGTTCAGTAACAGACCTTATAAATAGTGTGGCTGATCAACATTATAGTTCTCAAATCACCAACTATTATAAAGCCTGTAGAGATGCAGATGCATATCTCATGCAATGTCGAAGAAAAGGCCTAACATTGCCTGATAAAGAAACAGAAGTTGAAGTTGAAGTAGCTCGTTTAAATAGTGTATTTCAAGAAGAATGTATGCGCCTTAACGACATGGAATATCAATTAATACACAAACATTTCTTAAACAAAAAAGAAGAAAAAGAATGGTTTAGAGATTTGTTGAAAAATTCCACTCCAGATTTACAGAATATTTACTTCTGCACAATACAAAATAAAGTAGACCTTGATATTATAGGATGTGTACCTATTCACTTGGAATATTTTATGAGATATGATGAAGTAGCAATCGAATCTTTTGACTTCGGCTGGGCCTATTGGGTACTTAATGGTCAAAAAATGATGTTATTACAAAAGATACTTGGACAGCGATCAGATCGGCAATTTAGACTAGAAATGTATGGCTATGCTTATGAAACAGATGTAAGACATCCATTTTTAAACAGTGGGGCAATGTATAGTAATTGGCCAGACATCACTATACATCGGTTGTTTAATAGTTGGTCCAACTATTGTGAGGGTAGTTTCAGCCTTTTGAGCAGTCTCTATAATGGCCTATCATTCATTAGCTTTGTTGCAAAATTACGTCAATGGTTAAATACATATCGCATGGGGATTACTAGCCCTTTACACAAACGTATTAATCATTTTAATGGTGTTTTTAACAATGTTAATGACAGCAGACTTGATCCAAATGAGAATAAACACAAGTTAAATAAAGCGCAAATTAATGCAATTTATTTTGATAGATCACATGCGACTGCATGTTATAATAAATTAATTGACAATGGTAATCCTAATAAAGAAATATTGGACAAATGTACAGAATGTAAGGATTTACGCATGGCGATTAATGAGAAATATGACTATAATTGGAACTGTAAATTTGACGATCGAAGTAAAAAAGAGGTTTTAACAAAAATAACTTCTGACCAACCATCTGAAGATACAGATGCTTGTGAGGTTGTAACAGACGATATACCAGACTTGTCTCCTACAACATCGCCTATAGACCCTGTTGCAGAAGGTTCTGTAGAAATACCAGTCCCAACAACTGACGAAGAAAGAGATGCAGTTAGAAGAAGTATGGCCACTTGGGCAGAAGCTCAATCATTAAACTAATAAGGAGGAAATAATGGCTTTTTATATTGACAAAAAAGCATGGAATAAAGTCTTAGATTATGCTAAGGCTGCATATGAAAAACTATCCAGTGAAATTACTGGATATTTGCTCATGGAACAAGATCAAGACGGAGATTATGTTTTGCATAGTCCTGTTATTTTACCACAAGAAGTTACAGGCAGTACATGTGAAATTGAAGCAGAAGAAAGTGCTAAATATTTTGCTGCTACTATGGCTAAAATTGGTAAAAAAAGACCTAATGTAAAGTTTGTATGGTGGCATAGCCATGCAAATATGGGCGTATTTTGGTCTGCAACAGATACAACGAATATGGCAGCACAGGCCAGCAAAGGTTGGGCTGCAAATCTAGTAGTCAATTGCAAAAATGAATATAAATTCAGAATTAATGTCTTTGACCCATTGCCAATGGATAAAGATATTGAATTGCATATCCTAGAGCCTACAAAGAAAATTCCAAAAAGTATCTATGAAGAAGTCGAAGCTAAATGCAAAAAGACAACATATACTCATACACATACGTATTGGGGAAAACACCCTTATGGACAGCAACAGAGTTTACATCCAAGAGCTTATAATGCAATTGATGATATAGATGAATATTGGGATGCAAATGATTGGCTAATGAAACTTAATGATAATTTTCATATTGGCAAAAAAGACAAAGACCAAAAGGCTTTATCTTGGCATGAATATCAACAGAAAATATATCGTTATAACAAAAAATTGTTCCATTGCAAAATTCAACTGCCAAAGACTGAACAAGAATTAATCAAAATGATAGATGATCCTAAAATTATGGCTGAAACTCGTATGATTAAATCAAGATTCAGTGCTACAACATAATGAGTAGGACAATTCGCTTTAAAGACATTATTCCTAATATAAATAGTTATACATTTCATATTATAGGTTGCGGAGCTATTGGAAGCTCTGCAGCTTTACAGATTGCTCGAACAGGAGCAGAACAATTTGTTCTCTATGATATGGATGAAGTAGGAGAAGAAAATGTTGGTGTAAGCCAATATAACCTTCAGCATATTGGGATGATGAAAGTAGAAGCACTCGAACAGATACTCAATGACATATGTATACGTCCAAATATTAATTTGTATCCAGGTAAATTTACAACATATACTCCACAAGGGAAAGATATTGTAATTCTTGGTTTTGATAATATGGTCGGACGACTAGAGGTAATTAAAGAAATACTAAAAAGAAAACCACTTCCAACATTAGTAATAGATGGCAGAATGGGAAGTGAAACTTACATACAATACGTATTTCCTAAAATTACTCTCAAAGCTTATGAAGATGTATGGTTTCCAGACAGATTGGGCTCAACTGAGCCTTGTACAGCTAAAGCCACTAGCTATTGTTCCAACATGGCAGGTAGCTTTATTACGGAAACTGTTGGACGAGTCTTAAGTAATAGACCTGTACATCATAATACAGTTTTCAACTTTCCAGCAATGTTATTACAAGTACAATAAAGGTTTGGGCAGGTAATTATTTTGCTTGCCCAAATTCTTTTTCAAAAAAAGACTTGCATTGTGTATATTTAATATATTATATTCTAATAGCAATTACAGAATAATAAGAAAGGAGAGGGACTTGCTAATACATAAAGTCAAACATGACTGGACTACAATGCCAGGCGGTTTAACCTGGTTGTTCATAGGCCAACCTAAAACAGGTAAAACTACCCAAGCATCTCAATGGAGTGAATCAGGACATGACGGTGTTTTGATTATTGACACTGACCATGGAGCTGATTTTGTTGATGGTGCTAATATCATATCCGTTGGGCATTTGAACACACCTGTTCGTCCTTTAATGGAAAATGGTGAACAGGTTGTAATTAAAAATATACCACAGGTAGAACCTGTCCCACCAGAAGAACGTGGTTATCATTGGCGTACAGGCCCACAAAAAGGATGGCCAATGGCAACCTATTCCTTAATAGAAGTCTTTAATTATCTCAAAGAAAATTGGGATGATTTGTCATATGATACAGTAGTTATTGATACAATTGACCAAGTCAACGAATGGATAGAATACGAAGTTGTAGAAGAACTAAAAATAAAAAGTATGGGAGAAGGCGATTGGGGAGCCGATTGGGGTAGAGCCCGTAAACGTAATGTGAATTTGATTAAAAAATATGAAGAATTCCTTAAACAAAAAGGAGCTCAATTAATTCTCATTGCACATGCAAAACCTAGTGCAATTACAGATAATAAAGTACAATTATCTCCAGAATTGCCAAGAGGATTAGCACGAGCAGTAACAGCTAAAGCTGATGTCATAGGCTATGTTACTGCAGATAAGAAAGATGGTAAATATTATATTTCTTTTGTTAGTTATGATGAGCGGATGATAGGAAGCCGCCTTAAACCATTAGCACAAAAGAAACTATTATTTGACTATCAAGTTGTTAAAAAAGAAATCACCAACTACAAAGAAAAGGAGAGTTAACATGCCATATAGACCAAAGGCAGAAGTTACAACAGGAAACTGGTTGGGATTCCAACCTGCCCAAATTATAGATATTGCAGATAGATCAGATGATTATGATTGGGCAGATGTTTTATTAGAGGTCACGTTTAAGATTCCTACATCACAATATCCTGTGATATATCAATTAAAGGGATCATATGAGTATAATGACGATGGTACAATAAAAGATAGTTCTTTACTCAAACGTATTTACTCTCTATTTGATGCATTAGAATGTCAAGCTGGACCTGATAGATATGGTAAATGGGTAGATGAAGATGATATTGCAATAGATGATATTGCTACCTATCTCAATACACATCATATTAGTCCAGATGCATTAACAAGTGAAGCAACTCCATTTTATATCTACGTGTATAAAGAAAATGCGAAAAATGGAAAAACTTATACACGTGTTGCTTCTAAGATTGTTCGTAATTTACAGAGAGAAAAAGACGATTTAGAATCGTGGATAACTTTTATGAAGAGTAAAGGTTATTTAAAAGAAGCCGAGTCTTCAACAGAATCAGCAGTGCACGTTCAAGCCAGTGCATCGCAAAGCGCACAAACGTTTTAATGAATCCTTTTGTTGAAGTAGCAATTGGGAGCCCTCGTAAAAGGGGGCTCCTGATTCCCCTGGATAATTTACCCGATATTATTGCTGTAGAAGGTAAAGACAAAGCCGTCTATCGTAGTGTGTATACATATTACGATGATGCACTTGAATATCGTAAAATTCATGGAACTTTAAGGGATTTTATGGGTATAAGGGGAATTGATTTAGTTCCTATTGATATAGACAAAGGAACAGACAGCGATAATTATACTTTACAACGAGCACAGGGATGTGTATTAGAGTTGTATGAAAGTGGTTTGGCTAACCATAATTTTCAGATATATTTTAGTGGGACTGGATATCATATTGTAGTTCATGCAGACGTATTTCAGATTAAACCCACAGCAGACATGCCTTTTATTATTAAAGAAACTATAAAGGTATTGTTAGATGAAATAGATTGTTCAATATACAATCGTACAGGCATTTATAGAGTAGAACATTCCCTTAATACTAAACGTGGTTATTATAAAATCCCTTTATCAGCTAAAGAATTGTTTGATTTGTCAACAGAGCAAATTTTTCAATTAGCTAAAGCCAGACGCTTAGATTATGCATATGAAGACATATTCGGTGAAGGTGAATTAGAAGATAAAGTGATTAAAGAAATACCACGTATAAGAAAACTACAAGCCACAACAGAACCAAAAGACTTAGTACCATGTATTCAGAAAATATTTCTAGATGGACCATCTCCAGGAACAAGAAATAATAGCGTATTACGTCTTGCAAGTCATTTTGCTAGGCATGGATTTCCATCAGAAATAGCTAAAGCTGGTATATTATATTGGAATGAAGACAATTTAGATAACAATGTAATTACTAAAGCTGTAGAAGATGTATATAATCGTGGCTATAAATATGGATGTAATGACTTTCTTTTAAAAGACTATTGTAACCCTCGTTGTAAATTCTATAAAAATAAGGATTATTTAGTAGAAATTAAAACAGCTAGCCAGATGCAACAAAGTCTTGAAGAAAGAATGAGCACAGATTATCAAGGACGTAGTATACACCTTGACAAATTATTTGGACTGACCAATAAAGAGGTTGTAGTATATCCAGGTGAATTAATGACCATATTCGGGCCTACAGGAGCCAATAAGACCACTTTAGCACAGAACATAGTCTTAGGATATGACGCATATAATGATATGATTTGTCCTGAATTACAAATACCCACTCTTTATCTTAGTTTAGAACTTACTGATTGGTACACACATAAACGCAATCTCCAAATAGTATCTGATTTACCTAAAACAGATATCAATAGACATTTTAGAGAAGTGTATGCTCATCACAAACACAATGTTAATCATATTGTAGTTCAAACGGTTAGTCCTACCGTGCAAAAGATTAGAGAAATGGTACTGGATATTCAGCCCAAATGTGTGGTTGTGGATTATATTGACCTCATTGAACCACCTCGACAAATACGTGGTGAATATGAAACTATTAGGCATATATCACACAGTCTGAGTTCTCTTGCAGTACAGCTAGATATTATTGTAATTCAATTATCACAAACTTCACGCGAATACAGTCGTTCCGAGGTTTTAGACCTTTATGCAGGTAAAGGAAGTGGAGCAATTGAAAATGCAAGTAGAAAAGTTCTTGGTATTGGAGGGAATGCACAGCATACTCAAAGGAATGTAGAATTATTTAAAAACACAGATGGTGAACTTTTTTCTGTTCAATTAGAATGGACGCCCTCTTTCAGATTAAAACGTTATGATAGAATATGCCATAAAGAACCATCTGGAAGAGTAGGATTCACCTTTGCAGAAGATTAGGAAAAATTATGACAACAAGTACTGGAGATACAATTTTAACTAAAGCAGATTATGCAGAACTGACTAGTATTGAACTTATCGGTTCTTACGTAGACGAAGTAGAAATGATTGAGGCTTTAATCAATTCAGAACCTCCTGCTGAGTCTGAGTTATATTCGGAATGGATCGTAGACTTGAATACACATCAAGATAATCTTAAAGTGTTACAAAGTTCTATTAAAAGAAAAGTTCAAAATGTAGATAAATTTTTAGTTAATATTCAAAAAAGAGAATATTTATTAGATGCTGAGATTGAACATCTAAAGACAGAACAAGCACGTATTGTTAAAAGAAAGAATGCTTTACAGTCAACGAAAAAATATTTTAATGACTATTTATTACCTATGTTTGTTAAATCTCTTGGTAAAGATGGTAAATGGGAAACTGATATAGCCCGTTATACTTTATATGAAACTTATGGTAGTGTAATGGTAGACCCTGACTTAGTAAGTGACGATTTTAAAAAAGTTGTTATTAAAGAGTCAGTAGATAAGGTAAAAGCTCGCAAAGCTGCCATGTCTGCACACAAAAATGGAGATACAATGCCTCCTGGTATTTCTATTTTAAGAGTAGAGAAGGTAAGGCGTAGTTGATGACCAACAAGCAACTCTGGGAACCAGTGCTGAAAATTTCACATAATACGTTTTGGCAACAAGCCTATAAACGTGTTAAAGCTAAGATACGTACTTTGAATAGTAATTTAAAAGTACGTTCTGAAAAGGTTGATGTTTTATATGACATTACCTCAAAGGAATTAGAAGCACTGTTCCTGGAGGCTTATAATGCTCCATGTAAATATTGTTCTACAAAATTAACTTATAGAAATATGGCATGTGATCATATAGTTCCTCTTGTCAAAGGAGGAGAAAGCATTAAAGACAACTTGCAATTAATCTGTAAGTCATGTAATACGCGGAAAGGACCATTAGATGAGAAAGAGTTTATACAGCTATTAGATTGGGTCAATACCCAAACGATGGAACTTAAGACTTATCTTATGAAAAAGTTAGCTAAGGGAGGAAAGTGGTGAAAAATAAACGATATAGAGGAAATACTGCAGATGAAGGTACTTACAGACGTAATATATTCTATAAACGTACTAATGCACAGTATGCTTCACTATTATATTATTTTGGGAAAGATAGTGAATGGTTTGAGGGCAATCCAGATGATCCCTGGAGAAGAAGTAGACCGCTGGCTAGCAGAAGTAAAGGAGCAAATACTGCTACTTTAAATCCACCACGTTACTGTACTAAATGTCATAGAGAATGGCATGTAGTAACTACTGATCCTAAAAGAACCAAATATGTCGAATATTTAGAAAATTTTGGAGGAATACCCATGAAAAAAGAAATATGTTGGGAGTGTAATAATGACAATGATAATTAAGTTTTTCAAATTAATCTGGGCTTGTCTTTTATTGCTTTCAGGAATTGTTTTGTTGTGTATA